ATGGTGTTACTCTGTCCCTGGACGCATTCTCGAACGTGGGCAGTGCTATGGACTGCATGGAATACCAGATTGTTCAGGATGTCATTAGCGGGACCGAAGACGCAGAATACCGGATTGTAGCCAAGCCTGTATCGGATGTCTTTGTACCGGGAACCAAGCCCCTTAACACAACGAAGGGGCCTGAATAACAAGGAACGGGTGGTACATTAGCGGTACAGACACCCCAAAAACGAAAACCGCAGGCCCGTGAGAAGCGGGCCATTTTTATTGTACGGGGTTGAACCAAACCACCGAACACTTCGGGAGCGGGCCTTGGCGTTTGCGTCCGGTTGCCCTCTCGAAGTCATCGACTGCTTCGACGACAAATCGCATATCGTCATCCCAGGTCTTGTAATCGTGGAGCGCGATAATCCCTGTGAAATCATCGCATAGAGCTAGAAAATGTTTTTCATAGATCGGAAAAGTATGCCCCGCATCGTAGAAGAGCATATCGTAAGCTTCCAAGTCTACGGGGCCTGCAATCCATTTTGTCCAGTCCGCGACGACCGGGGTGATCTTATCCCCGAGTCCCGAACGCGAGATGTTTTCCAGAGTCTCGCGGATATCAGGCGCTCGAATCTGCGAGTCCCCAAGGTAGTTGTCCACAGTCACCACCCGTTTTGCTGTGGCCGCCATCGCTACGGCAGATCGCCCGTGGTGGGTTCCGATATCCAAGACCGTTTTTCCAGCGGCCAAAAACTGCAAAGTCCGGGCTTCCTGGTCATACAGATGCCCGGAAACCGACTCATAAGCAGTCAGTTCAGAAAATACCCCGTTTAAGGCCCCTAGCAGGCCCTCTAGCGAGTTCGGAATGTTTTCAGGTGTTGTCATACCTAGTTTTCTTTGCGCTCGTTATAGAGCGTTTTAGGGGCTAATAAACGATGGTTGTAAAAAGCTTGGCATCGGTTGCCGACTGGATTGTCTGGAGCAGGTTATAGGCATTCCATTCGGGCCGGTGGTTGTGAATCTCGATCCCGATGTACTTGACCTTGTGTAACCAGGGCAGAATCTGAGGAATCAACTTGAACTCCGCACCTTCTACGTCGATTTTCAAATATGTCGGGGGTTCTTTCAGAAGTTCCGACAAATTCAAAACGGGGCATTCGTATTCGATGCCGGTGTGGACAAATTCCGAAGAGTTGCCCGAGCGGTGCGGGTCAAATTGTATCTTTACTTTTTCTTCGTCTGGGCCGCCGACTGCGTAATTGTGGCAGGACGCATAGCATTGGTTCTCCCAGAGATTGAGGAAAAGTTTGTTGAAAATCGTAGGAACCGGCTCAACTGCGATCACCCGGCACTTGAACTTCTTATAGACGTAGCAAGAAACAATTCCTACATTTGCCCCGAGGTCAAGAAAAGTATCCTTGGGGCCTAGGGCGATTTCTTCCAACCCGTAGACATTGTGCCGCAGTTCTTGGCAGATAAACGGAGTTGTCACCGAGTTTTCAAAGTCGTTGATTTTTAGCGAGATGCCGTTGATTTCTTCGTGGTGGATCATTCAAAGACCTTTCCGGCGTAGCTGGCAACCCCGTCAGAGATGATGATTGGGTCAATGTTAAAGTTTCCGTTATCTCGGATGTGAGCCAGTCCTAGACAATGAACCCAGCCAGAGGGAGCATTCCGCATATACGACGGGTTTCTGTCGCACAAACAACCCAGGCTCATTGCCATGTGTTTGCAGGATATATCAATCGGACTCGCATGGGTGTGTGCTTGGTAGGTATGTGTGTGGCCGTAGATTACATTTCGTCCATACATCGAAACGTGTTTTTGGGCATGGTGTTGGTTGGTGTAGCATCCGTGCGTGAAGTACAACCTACCCTCTTTGTGGCATTCGTTGTACTCATAGCTTTTGATGACCTGCCCAGCCTTCCTACGATCCTTGAAGCAAAGCCCATTGTAATGCTCGACAAGCCCCCTGACCTCGGGATGCTTGTCGATGTATTTTCCGGCCCGTGTTTCATGGTTCCCGGCCAAATAAACAAAATCTGGGCAGATGGAAACAAGTCGATCTAGAAGCCTGTTCCCTACGTCAAATTCGTGTTGCATCGACACCCCGGCACGTTCTAGAACGCTGTCGGGGTTATGGGAACTAAGTGGTAAGCAATCCAGAAAATCACCAAGAATTATGATTCTGTCTGGTTTGTACCATCTGGTGATTTTTATGGCGCATTCCACAGCACTTTCTGAGTGGTATGGGGCATGAACGTCTGGGAAGATCGCCAGTTTTTTAGCCACGTTTTCTCCTAGCCCCTACAGGGGTATTAAAAGCATCCTCTAATGACCAGCCAAGCCGAATACGGGATTTAACCGTGCGCTTAGAAATGCCTTCTGGTGTAGATTCAAGCCACTCCGACAAACACTTAGTGACTCCATTCATGGTTAGTTTTTTAGACTTTCTGGTGTTTCTGGCTTGCTCTAGGGGCGTTGCCCATTTGCAGTTGCCCGGCCCATAATCACCATCGACACACAACCGCTCTACCGTATCTGTTGGGTGCTGTTTCTTTCCCATGTCAGCCAAGAAATTCATAAATCCCTGGCCATTTGGTTCTTTCCATCGGTCGCAAACTTGGATGCCCCTGCCTCCATAATCAGGGTAATCCTTACAATTCTTATTATGGCATCTTGTGTTCATCTGCTTCCAGTGTTTGTACTCTGGGCTTTGGGACATGCCGTGTGTTTTGTTTAGCGATCTTATAGCATCCTTCTGCAAGCAACCGCAGCTTTTTGTCATGCCATTGGTGAGATTCTTTCTGCCTACCAACAAAGCCGCCCCACAAGAACATTCGCAGACCTGATATGCTCTGCGATGCCCGTCCTGCTCGGGTAGCAAAAACTTCGGCCCTACGGTCGTTAAACGACCAAAGACCTCTGGAGTAAATAACTCGTGGTCCTTGGCAACACGGATTCCATGTACTAGAATATACTCAGCCATGATAGCTCCTGATAAGCTGTTAGCGGTTAGAAGGGCCGTGATGCAACGAACATCGCGGCCTTTCGTGTTATTGTAGCCGGTTTTGTCAAAATTTCCAAATCTAGTCAATCTTACAGCCCCTTGAGTGCTTCCATCATAGGTACGATGGCCGGGTGTCGCATGTTGTCCTTGGCTGTAAACCATTGGACTGCAACGCAGTCCAGATGCTCTACAGCTTTAATAAAAGGTTCGATGCCACAAGAATTGCGGGTATCCTGCTCAGGGTCGCCACATAGCATTAGCGAGCTTCCTATGCCCATCCTAGACACAACAGCCCGTAATTCTGCCATGTTCATAATTTCAAACTCTTCGCATATAATCGCGGCGCGTTCAAATGTCATTCCAAGAACGTAACCTAATGGCATAATGGTTATGAACTGGGAAGGAATTCCTAATTTTTTAGCAATTTCGTAATTGCTCGCCACAAAATATTGCATTTTCTCCTCGGCACTTCCAGGCAACGCAGCAAGCCTCGAACGCCCCATTTCAAGAGGAGATCGGATAATAACTATCCTGTCGATTTGTTTGCGTTTAAGAGCCTGTCTAGCCCATGCCATGCAAGCGTATGATTTACCCGATCCAGGCACTCCTACTGCGATACCGACTGGCTTTTCGTCCATCATCGCCATAAACGCTCGTTGGCTTTCGTTTAGGTGCAGCTTCGAGCTAGCTACAGATGAGATTTCTTCTTCGCAGGCGGCTATTGACTTATTAGCAGGCTTGACCCCAGGAGGAACGGTTTTTCGTCTTGCCATGATGAGCTTTCTTTGTTTGAAACAAAAATGCCCCGGTTAGATATGACCCCGGATATTTCCAGAACCGTCTAACCGGGGCATGCCCGCTGTCTTGGTGAGAGTTGACACAAATCTATTTGAGAATTCCGGTTACGACCGCCACGGTGACACCTACCAACAGGATGATGTTCATCGCAACAACTATCATAATCCGTTTCTCTTCTGGAGGCATGGACTACTTCATCCCCTTGCGCTTAGGGGCCTTTTCGGGCTTCCCGGCTTTCATCGCGGCCTTGCGAGCGGTACTAAGTGCGATTGCAACGGCCTGTTTTTGCGACATCCCTGGGTTACTTTTCATCTCCTTGGAGATGTTTTCCGAGACTGTCTTCTTGCTGTAGCCTTTTTTGAGTGGCATAGTGCGCTCTTTCAGAGGGTAGAGAATCGGCAACCTGTTCAAGTTTAACTACAAGAACTCAATTTGACAAGTTCCCGGATAGTGGAAGACTTGGACATCTGTTTGCCGTTTCTCCCTTACTGGGGTGGTTAAAGCTTCCTCTACGGACCAACCACGCTTCAGTCTTTGTTTTATCATAGTTGGGGGCATACCAACCTCCCTAGACCATTCCGCCATAGTCATAGACCTCCCGGCATGGGTCAATACGATGTTTCTGCGGGTGTTATTATTCTGTTGAGTACGGGTAGCCCATCTGCAATTCTCGGGACAGTAATCGCCGTTTACGTCGATTCTGTCTATCGAATGTTTGTCAGAGGGTCTGCGGCCCATATCAGCTAAGAAATTCTGGTAGCCATTAGGACCCAACCAGCGCTCGCAGACTTTGATGCCCCTACCGCCGTAGCAAGAATAGTTCGACTGATTGGGGTTGTGGCATCTCCCGATCATGCCTTTCCAGCGTTTATGCTCCGGAGTTCTGCTTAACCCGTGCGTAGTGTTTACAGCGCTTGTGCGTTCTTTTTGGAGGCACCCGCAACTCTGTGTATTGCCGTTTCGCAAACAGTCCGCCTGACAAACAACATGCTTACCACAATCGCATTGGCAAACCTGATACGCCCTACTTTGCTTATTGCTTAGTACGAATTTTGGCCCTATTGTTGTGAGCCGCCCAAAGGTTTCCGGGGTAAAGGACTTGGCAACACGAATGCCATGCACTAGAATGTACTTAGCCATGATAGCTCCGTAAAGCTGTTAGCGGTTAGGAAAGCCGACGCGGTTACAGCCGCATCGGCTTTCTGTATTCTATCTAACCTTTTTTGGAAAGTCAAGCTTTCGCAATCTGCAGGCTTGACAGGTAACTAGCGAGATAATACAATTTGCTCGGGCCGGAGGACTGGTACTCCTTCGGACTATACCGTAGCTGGTATGCCTGCTGTCCTAGTGCAGGCTCAATGCCATTCACAGATCGGAGTTCGTCGGCAGGCTGGGGTTCTAATGTCCTCGGGGAGTCGGCTATCGCGTGGGGTCTGGCAAAGGGCTTTTAGGTCAGCAAGTGACACGTTCCCATAGGAGCGTGGTAGGTAGACACCGAAAGTGTCGAGTCGGGCACAAATCCGGCGACCTAGACGAGAATCGCAACCTCGCATGCGGGGCAAGACTGAATAACCAATCCGGGCTATGTTCTACCCTAACAACCCGGCTGGGGGACGCTGCAATGCGCAGTCTACACCTGTAGCCTTACCAGGGGCAACACACCCGGTACACGGCAACCAGCTACCCAAAACCCACCGAAGGCAGGAAAGCATGGCACGGGACAACCCAGGGCCATGCGTCCCCCAGATAAAGGGGCGGTGCGCAAACAACAGAAAACTAGGGGTTACGGGGCGCAGCGAAGCTGCATTAGGAACATGGGCATACAGCTACCGGAAACTAACCCTAATGTGTGGACTCCTGACCGGATTTGGCAGGGGTACGAGTGTGCGCTGTCTTGCCCCACAGACAAAGAGCTAGCGGTAGCTCTCCAGATTTCAGACGAGCGGTTACGGCAGTGGAAGGGCGAGCAACCAGCGTTTTACCGGGCTATCCTGGCCGCTAGGGCGCGTTCTGGCGATGTCCGGGCGGGGGCTATGGCATTGAGTCAGCATATCTCGAACTCGCTTCCTGACGATCTACGCGAGCTTTGGGCGGGGTTACAGGACGAGAATGCACCTAACAATCCTGCAAAGATGGCTATTGCTACCAAGGGGGATTACGACCGGCAGAGACTGCTAGTTCACGCTCTTAGCAGCACCCAGTTCGATTTGAACCGGTGTATGCGGCTACTGAACATTTCCAAGGCAACCCTGGATCGATGGGCGAAGGATGACCCTCGATTTGTGCGGCTATGGGAAGAGATGGTCCACGCGAAGAAAAACTTCATCGAGTCGGCATTGATGGATTTGATCGGGGAGGGAAATACCCGGGCGATCCTGTTCGCCAATGAACGGTTAAACAAGGATCGCGGTTACGGGCAGACGGTGACGGTGGAAGGTACGATAAATCACAAGGTAGCGGTGCTGGATTTGTCCAAGTTAGCCCTGGACGTAGATACCAAGATGAAAATCTTAGATGCCGCGAAAAACGCCGGAATCATCGATCAGGACGGCTTGATAGAGGGTGATCCCTTGCGTCCCGTAGTAGAAGCCTAGTGTTTCAGGTTCGCCAGGGCTGTCTTCCAGCGTGTGTCGGCATGGTACGGGACATGAACCAGTGTGACTGCATGGCGATCAAACTGCTTTTGGAGTGCTTCGGTGACGCTAAGGTTGGCTACACTAGGCCGAAGACCCGAACCGATTGCTTCCAGAGCATCCAGGGCTAGAACATTGTCTACGGTCAGGGTGACATTACACCGCATCGTGAAGTCGTCGAGTGCGGCTATCGCGGCAAGTAGGTAAAGCTTCGTCGGGTCTTGGCAGGAAGCTTTGCCCGATAATGCTACGGTCCATTTTGCGTGGTGCGGACAGTTTAGGACCGTCCATTTACCTGTCCCGGTAGTCGGGCAAAGTACCGCAAGAAAACTCGTATACGAGTGCATTATCCTTTTCTTTCTATGGCATTTCGGACTTCTTGGATTCTGGCTCGCTCCTCGTCCTTACGGCTGAGGTGCTTTTTGATAAGCGGTTCATTTGGCTTATAGCACCTGCACCAATCATTCCATTTGACCGTAGGAAACCCACCAGGGCGCGGCGGGTTATAGCGACACTGATAAAGAGCGCCATCGCCAATGCGTTTGCAATGTTCACAAAACTTACATGCCTTTTGCGGCATCTCCGGGGTTTCGTTACTCATGTTTCGTCACCTAAGTCGATAGATCGATATCCTAAATCCCACAATATCTTAGCCAAGTCGGTAGAGAATCGCAAAACAGCGTCCTCACTCCACTTTTTTTCGCTACAGTGCGTCACTTCGTGTATTAACGTGTCTAGTAAGTCGATGCCCTTTGCCTTATCAGAAATCCAAATGTGTTTTTTAGGTGTGGCAGGGTCGTTTTCGGCTAATCCGTGCAGTCCACGAAGTGGGGCGGTCGTCAACGTCCAGTACTTCCCATCAATAACCACTCGTCTTGGATGAATTGAAGCCACAAAAAAATTTCCTGCAATTCTGTCTTTTTGTATTGACAACTGACCAGGAAATGCCGATCATTTCCCTCGACAGTTTAACCTATTTCCCTACTGAAAGGCAAAAACATGGAAGCGACCATTGAAAATGCAATGACTATCGTAGAAAAAGCAGTAAATCGGCTGTTTTACAAGAAGTATCGCGGCAGGTTGCGGGACTCCGATGAACTTCTTTCGGATGCCCAGATGCTGATTTTCAAGAAATTTAGCAGTTATGACCCCAAAATCGGGTCGTTTGAGGGGTATATCAATATGTACGTCGAATTTGCGGCGATTCGACTGCTTTCCACCACTTACAAACGATCCTTACGTCGCAAAGAACACATTGGAACCATCGACGATGTCACACGGATTTCCAAAGACATCCCAGAAGGACTTGACGATCTCGTCAGACGGGCTATCGAAATTTTTGAAAGCCAAAAGTCTATGCGGTCTGACTCAGTTCGGAGAATCCTTCGGAGTGAACTCCAGGCACAGGGATGGAGTCTGCCAAGAATTCAAGAGGCTTTCCAAGAAATTGATGCCGTTGTTACGGGGGATCGAGTTTACTGTTACGCCAAAACGGAGGAAGTATAATGGCGACTGCTCCCGATGAAGTGAACGAAGATTTACTGGACGAGATTGTCAATCAAGTCAAATACTCAATTGAAAGCCCGTTGCAGATTGCACGGGTGGCTACTCGCAAACACCCTGCGTTCAGGGCTGCCGCTAAACTTGCGAATAAGGCAGACAGAGAACAGCAAAATAAGACGATACGGAGTACGGTAACTGATGCCGTAGAACGAATTCGTTCGCTTATTAGACCTTTTCCTAATGATCGATGCCCCGAATGCGGAAAAAAGATACGAACAAGACGATGTCTTGTGTGTGATCTTGAGAAGGGGCTAGTGAAAGAGACGGCATACGAATGAAACTGTTTAAGCACCAAATTGAAGGGGTGGACTTCATGGCAGGGGTTCACGGGGGCGTTTTGCTTGCGGACGAACCCGGCTTAGGCAAAACTGCACAGGTAGCCACTCTCATCAAACAGCAGAACTTGCTTCCCGCTTTGGTTATTTGCCCGGCATCGGTCAAGGATAACTGGAAGCGGGAAATTAAAATGTGGACTGGATATGATGCCCAAATACTTTCGGGGAAGTCGCCGGAAGGGATGGATCAGCCACCACCCATTACCATCATCAACTACGACATCTTGGATGCCTGGAAGATGGTCTTGGCGGGAATACGCTGGGGATGCCTTGCCATCGACGAATGCCACATGTTAGCCGACAGAGCTTCTAAACGCACACGCGCGACCAAGCTAATATCTCGCCATGCGCTAAAGGTAATAGGTATCAGCGGGACTCCGGTATTGAATCGACCTGCTGATTTCTGGCCTATTTTGAACATCATTCGCCCTGATATGTTCAAATCGTTTCCGGAATATGCCTGGGCTTACTGCGATCCTCGCAAAACCCCGTGGGGATGGGAATACAAAGGCGCAAAGAATCTGGATCGTCTGCATCAGACTCTCCAGACGTTTATGATTCGCAGAAAGAAGGATGTCATGGACTTACCGGATAAAAGTCGAGTAATTGTACCGATGACTGTCGATGAGCCGGAAACCCTGCAATCTGCTGAGAATGATTTTATCGGGTGGCTCACCTCGAACAGCCGGTATGGAAACGTGACCTCGGCTAAAAAGGCCGAAGCGGTCACAAAACTCGGAGTCATCCTGCGTCTAACAAGCAGACTAAAATGCCGGTCGGTTGTGCGGTGGGCTAGGCAGTTTCTTGCGGACAACCCTAACGAAAAGCTGGTGCTGTTTGCGGTCCACAGGGACATGATCGATGTCCTAAAGCGCCGGGTACACCCAGAAGGGGTAGTAGTGATCGACGGGTCTGTGCCTACCTCAAAACGCCAAGCCATTGTAGATTCGTTCCAGAACGATCCCAAGGTGCGGTTGATGGTCGCTAACGTAAAGGCGGCAGGCGTAGGTATCACCCTGACAGCGGCCAGTACCATTGGGGTAGCCGAGCTTTGGTGGACTTCTGCGACGATGGCGCAGGCCGAAGACAGAATCCACAGGGTCACGCAAGACAAAGCTTGCACGATTCATTACTTGGTTGTCCCGGGCACAGTAGAACAGAAAATCTGTAATGCGGTCCAGACTAAACAACAGATCGCAGATGCAGTGATTGACGGTCATCGCGTGACTTCTATGCCCATTTTGGATTTGTTACTGTCTTCTTCTAAGGGTTTAATGAAAAATGTTAAAAAAACCGTATAAAAGCCTGACCGTAAATCGGCTTCCACGGGAACTTGTTGACGGGATCAAGTATCTAGCAATCGAACTTGACTGCAACATACCTGAACTGGTCGAAGTTCTGATTCGGGAGGGATTGAAGCAAAAGGATACCTTGTACGCTGATATCCACAGACTGCGGCAGGCCAGGATCAGAGAACAAAAAGAGCATCGCCAAGCCAAGAAAGAGTTGGCGGCTCTCCAGCAAAAACTTCACGGGGAGGTTATCCATGAGCCTGTTGCCGACTAGTAAAGGCGAAGACAAGGGAGATTCTCCTGCGGTCGCGTTGACGAAGCTGTACGCTAGAAACCTTAGCGTTTCGCAGATTCCCATTCCATGCTACGCGACAGACTTCAAAAAACTTCTCAAGAAGCATAGCTTCGACGAGATTAAAAGGGTCATTTTGTGGCTACAGCAACAGCCAGAGCATACGAAACTCAAGCCGTCTTCCTGGTTCGTGTATCGTTTTGACTGGTTGCGGTTTTCGTCAAAGAATGATCTGTCGGATTACCCTGTCGGGGATGTTTCTGCTATTTCTCGCAAGATCGGTTTTGAAGGCGGGAATTTTATTCCTAGCACCTACATCCAACATGCGCTAGATTCCTACGGGGTGTTCTTGGAATGGATGCGTACTCAACCGGACGGTAAGCCGATTTACGATTTCTTACCCCCGCCGAACGATTTTGTGGTTCGGTGGTTTGGTGTTTATGTGCCGAACTACAGCAACCAGTATCGCAAATTCACCACGGGCCATGAGGCGTTTCGGCAGTACCTCTACAAAATAGCACTCAAAGCTTCGAGTCGTCCAGTGGCAGACCGGCTTTTGAAGGCATACGAAGAGTACAGGCAGAAGAACGATGTTCTTTAGGGACGAACTGCGAAAACGCGGCATCAAGATCGCGGACGCGAGCGATCCGCATTACCGGGCTGGGTGGATCAATATGCCCTGCCCATTTTGCGGTTCCGAGAAAAACCACCTCGGAGTCTCCGAGGATTTACGCAGGGCTAACTGCTACAAATGCGGCAGTAAGCATCCGGCTCAGGTGCTGTCTCGGGTTCTTAGGTGGACCCGGCAAGAAATAGACAAGTATCAAGCAGAGCGTTACGGCGATGCGGCTACTTGGAAACAGCCCGATATTCAGTTCGGTCAGTACACCCCTCCTAAAAATTTGATCGATTTATCTGCAAAAGATCGGCAGTATCTTCGTAGTAGAGGATGGGATGATGCGAAGATCGATCAGTCCATCGAACTTTATGGACTCCAAAGTATCGGGCCTTTTAGCGGGCTTCCTGCGGGCATCTTTATTCCGATATCAGACGCTAAAGGAACTCCTGTTTCTTGGACGGTGCGATTCCGTGAATCCGGACCCGATGGAAGGCGATACCATACAGCCAGCAACCTAGAGAAAGCGGATTCTGAAAAACATCTTCTGTTCGGGGAGAATTTGCTAATCAAGGCAGGATGCAATAGCATCATCGTCAACGAGGGGCCATTTGACGCGATGAGTGTCGGTGTCGGCGCGGTGTGCGTATTCGGGCTAGCGTACAGTCTTCACCAACTCCACCGGATTAGCCGATACCCCCGGCGAACTATCTGCTTCGACAATTCTCCACAGGCTCAAAAAATCGCTTACCGACTTTGCCAGGATCTTGCAGTCTTTCCGGGGTATACTGAACAAGTGTGCCTGGATGCCGCTGATCCAGGATCAGCCAGCCAGGAAGAAATCGAACAACTTAGGATGCAGGCGGGCGTATGAAAGTCATTAAGCACGAAGGCAACGAGGAACGCCATGCCATAGTCGCACTGGTACTCGATCCCAAGGTATTAGCCGAGGTCGCCCCGTCTTGGGAGGGCAAAGGGTTTGGTTCCAGATGGGCGAATCTGGTTGCACAGTGGGCAGTTGACCATTGGAACAAGTACAAAACCCCTCCCACACCAGGAGACTTGGAGGGGATTTTTACCGCATGGTCCCCGACTGCGGATGATGCTTTGGTCAGGATTGTTGAAGACTGGTTAAGCAATTTACCCGGCGAATCGACTTTGAACTCTGATTACGCCATCGACCGTATCCGGCAAATTGTACAGCAAAATGCCATACATAGTCTGGGGGTGGCTCTGACGGGACTGACCGAGCAGAACCGACTAGAAGACGCTCAAAACGTCTTGGCCCTCTGGAAGGCCCCTAGAATCGGTCAGGAAGCATCCGGAGTGTTTCCGCTACAAGACGCTAATCTTGTTGACGAAGCGTTCCAGACGGCCTGCCAGGAGCCTTTAATACAGTATCCAGGGGCCTTGGGTGAGTTCTT